TGACGATTTAACTTCATTTGACGATTTTGCAGGACTTGGTGAAACTTTTTTTGGAGATTTAACTTCATTTGACGATTTTGCAGGACTTGGTGAAACTTCATTTAACGATTTTGCAGGACTTGGTGAAACTGTTTTTGACAATTTTGCAGGACCTAGTAAAACTTCATTTGACGATTTTGCAGTCTTTTCCCAATCTTCAAACATATATAGAAAAGCAATAAATTTCCTTTTCATTTTTTCATTTTTTAAAATATCTTGTACTCTTTTGATAATATTTTCATCAGAATTTTTTTCCATATCGTAATTGTGCGCCTATATAATTATGATATTTTTTATTGTTATAAAGTAATACATGCTTTCAAAACACTTATTAATCATATTTTTTGTTAATATCATTCTTAATTATATCGTGTTAGCATGGGCTATCATGAAAAATAAAAACAATTGCATATGTCATAATGAAAAAAGATTATATATCCAGTTTTATTCATATTTTATTCTTATGCTTATATTCAAAATGTTCTTATTGAATGTTTTTGATATTATAAAATATAATTCAGTTTTATTTAATATATTTCTTTATTCTTTATTTATTATTCAAATTTTCGTTATTGTGTTTTCTATTATTTGCGTGAAAAATATTATCAAAACAAAAACAGGATGCGATAAAAAGAAATATACATTCAACTATAATGATATATTACTTGGAATATCTTTCATCATTTTGCTAATATTCTATATTATCATCTCTTTTATTTCATAGGAGCCTGTAAAACACCATTATGTTTATAGTCTTTTAGTACGAAATCTTCATAACACAATGATTCTATCCATTTTATTTTTTCATCTATTGAACATTCTACAGATGGACTTGTTTTGGATATTTCTAAAACTGGAGGTTCTTCGATTTGATTTTTAATTTGTTTTTTTACACTTTCTATATGTTCTTCATATATGTGTAAATCTGTCATATTTATACTTATGGCATGAGGTTGGATATGTAATAATTTTGCTATAATATGTACAAGAATCGAAACACTTGCTATATTGAATGGTAGACCAAGAAATAAATCAGTGCTACGCATACTTACAGAACAATGCAATCCGTGTTTATTCTTATAAAAAACATAGAGAATATGACAAGGTGGTAAAGCCATTTCCTTCAACTGTGTAGGATTCCATCCACTTATCACAGCTCTTCTACTATTTTCAGGCTTCATCAATTCTTCAAGAACATAACGAATTTGATCAAATCCTTTTTCATCACTACCATACTTTTTACCAAAAGTTTTCCATTGCCATCCATATATAGGTCCTAATTCCCCTTCTTTATAGTGATTCAAACCAATTGAATCTAAATATTCTCTACTTGAATTACCATTCCATATATTGACATTTTTGTTTTTCAATTCATTAGAATCAATAGAACCTCTTAAAAACCATAAAAGTTCTTCAATTACACCTCTTAAAAATACTCTTTTGCTTGTTAATAGAGGAAATCTATTTTCAATGTTATAAAATGATATTATTTTTCCAAAACTTGAAATTACTTTTCCATTACGAGTTTCTTTTTCATCTCCGTTTTCAAGTACATCTTCCAATAATTTTAAATAACCTGACTCGTCACGGTATGAATCCATAATTATTTAATATCACAAAGTTTTAAATAAATTTTTCTATAAAAATATGTTATCTATCTTATAATATGAAGATCAAGAAAAACAGAAAAAGTATGGTAGAAATAATTTCAATTAAGTTGAAAAGGTCAAGAAAATCAAAAGGTGGAAATGTATCTAATTATGTTAAAACACAGTCTAAAAGACGAAAAATACGTCACGATGGTGATGACGTAAGTGAATTAATAAAAACTATACAATCTATCAAAATTGATTACGATATTGATTCTTTGAATAACTGGATGAATAACCCAGTAAAAGGTGAAGATTATGAATTATGGTATAATGAATCATTCGATTATGTTGTAGGAAAATCGCAGAATGCAAATGATATCATAAATATTGTAAAAAAAAGGTTACCAAAACTACACATAGTTCATTATAAAAATCTTGAATTTGATCATTTACTTTATCTCAATATGAAAAAACTTGGTTTTCAAAATAATTTAGAATTTACTAAAATATATGAACAAATTTCAGATGATGATTTAAACAAATTGAATGAAACAATTCTTAAAGAACGCATAATCCGTTTTTTACAAGATTACATACAAAACATATTTACATTACTGTTTGGTGTTGTAAGAGAAAGAAAACTTATTTCAGAACAAGACCTTTATAACTTAAAAGTATATCATAAAGATATTCTAAAACTTTCTAATCTTGATTATTTTGATGTTGAAATAAAAGAAGGTGTTTATAATTTTCATATGGATCGTATGAAAAGTGAAAACTATTTTGAACTTGAAAATACAATTTTCTTGGAATGGCTCAAAAAAAAAAATATGTTTGAATTTGTGAATAATTGTTTCAAAGATATTGAAGAAATAAGTTTGATTAAACATATTGATAAGAAATCAAATAGAATTCAGAAAATAGTCGATCATCTTTCAAAGGACTTAAATGACGAACCCTTTCCTCCTTATTTGAAACAAAAACCAGAAGATCCTACTAAACCAACTAAAGAATCTATTGAAGCCGAGTTTACAAATGAAACCGGTGATGAAATCGAAAAAATATTTCAAATGAGAATGTTGAAATACAAAAATATAATGAAAGAAATAGAATCATATCCTCAAAGACTAAGAAACTTTAATGAAGCAAATAAGAAATATATGAAAGAAAAAGAAGAATTTGACAAAAAAATACAAAAAATAAAACATTTAAGTATTGACTCAAATCTGACAACAGAAGATGCCATAATCAAAAGAAAAGAAATTTTACAAAATCTTTTAGGTGATCAACAATCAGAAAACAATAAAAGAAAACTCACAGATTCACAAATTTGTCAATTAGGTGAAAATGAAGATCTTATATCACCATTTACTACAAATTTCAGTCCATTAAATGAATATCCATTATATCAATTGGAAACAATTGTAAAAATTCATGGAAGAAATGATGATGGCAATATCATAAGAACAGATTGTGGAAATGCTATAGATTTATATAATTATATAATAGATTTTTTGAATGAAGGTAGAAAACCAAAGCATCCTATTTTGGATCAAGATATATCATACGATGATATAAATGAAATTTTTAGAATGATACCACATATTGTTGAGAATTTTGAAAAGCCTGATATAAATTTATATAAAGTAATTGATCCAGAACTTAACTTACATTTTGAAATGATAGATGGTAATCCCTTTTCATATTATGAAGCTTATTTAACGAAAACATTTGGTGGTGGAGACGGATATAAAACAATTGTACATCACATATGTACATTTCCTATAGTACATTCACAACAACCAGACAGTGTTTCAACAGACAGAACAGGATCAGGGATGGCTGTACTTTTTGATCAATTATTTGACACAAAACGACTTTTACATAATTACAATCCACCATATTGTATAATATCGGAAGATGTTTCTAATACATTTGATACATCATATATTGCAATACCTGCAAAAATAATAAAAATGAAATCACGAGAAGATTGGGAGAATAATAGAACAAAAGATGAAATAATATCATTATTTAATGAAATGTATGACGATTTGACCCGTTTTTAAGTAGCAAATTTCATATTGACTTGGCCTCCAATAATTTCAAATAAATTATAACAATATGCATAAAGACTCATGTTGTAGTTAACAATATTATTGTATTCGACATTTATTTTTTCAAATTTCTTTTTCAGATCATTATCATAATTGGTTGGATCTACCCAAACATGGATATCTGTTTTGAATAAAGCTCCGTTATAATAACCTGTTAATATTTCTTTTTCAGGATATAAACTGAAAGCATATGTATAAATACCATTTTTAGGAACAACGGTATGATTTTCATAAGGTTGTATCATATTAAAATATTGTTCAGGTTTTCTTTCAAGTCTACTATTGTTATAAAAATTGATAGAAGCATCAACCATAATACCTTTTTTACTTTCAGGAATAGTTGGAGAATAATTTGAGAAATCATTGAAATTGTAAATATCGTCTCTTCTAAAAACCCAAACTAATTCTTTGGTTGGTAAATTTGTATTATATTCAACTCTTTCATTTTGTATTATTCCAGTTCGAGTTGTATATCTAACTTGTTCCGCAAGATATGTAATTTTAGGTTTATAACATATTCTTAATCTTTCTTCATTTTCTAAAAATATATATTTTGCATCAATATAAGGATTTAGATCATAATTGTCGTCAAGAAAATTGTTTATAGAAATTGCATTACTTTCTGATAAAGAATTAATTTCATTGTAATATATTGGACTTGTATAGGTAAGTATATCGTGAGAAAAGACTTGATACAATTTTTCAGACTCTTCAAGTTCAATTGTTAATTCTATTTCATATAATTGCATTCTCAATAATGGTAACGCCAATGCTGGTGTTTTAGTAAACCAAAAATTGAGCGGCACAATTATTTCTCTTTTAGGGATAGATGGTTTAGGTTGATCATTTATATCATTTGGTTTATAACTTTCGGGATAATAATAATATATGAATTGATTATTTTTAATTGTTACTCTGTCATTACTGATTTTAGGATTGTTTATTTCAGGAACATTTCCAATAAGAGTGTCGAAATTTTCATGCACAGTTGTTAATTCATTCCATATATTCATCCATTCTCCAGTAAGTTCATCTATTGTTATTGATCCATTTAAAGTTATTGTTGCTTTTTTCATTATAATAGTCCCAATATTTTCAACCCATCTGAATCTATACTGATCACTTGAATAAACATTTGGTAATGTAAAACAGAAATACATTTTACTCAAAAGATCACCATGTCTTCCAATTTTACATTTGATTGTATTTGAAGTTCTATTAAGTTTGTTACTATTAACTGAAATAAAATCAAGTATTCTTGATTCCATTGAGAAATTGGTATGTCTTTTGAAAACATATTCATAAAAGCTTATTTGGGGATTTCCAACCAAATAATTGTCAATTTGACCACTTGATGCTAATTGTAATAAACCACCTCCCATTTATATATAAATGATGGGTAATATCTTATATATATTTAACATTTAAAAAGGCTTTGGCATATTATTATCATCAGTTCTTGAGAAACTTATTTCTTTACCATCTTGATCGTCTGATGTTACTTTTACTGCTGTAACAGGGAATTTTTCATTATAAAGATCTGTAATTTGTTTTGTATCTAACCCATAATTGAAATATGTTAGATTAGCAATTTTGATTTTATTTTCATCTGCAATCTCATTATCTAAATTAACATATAATTTCCCCCGGTTATGTTTCATAGTTGTTGATCCATAAGAACCATTATAAGGAGATTCTACATATCTATCAAGTACAGTGACGCCATTTAAATATATTTTACATGAAGTCTTATTTTTATACAATATATCATTGTTTGGATTAGTTTCTTTGAGAACAATTGTCATCATAAACCATCTTTTATCATACATTGATTTATTTAAATCGTAAACACCCAATAATCCATTATTCTTCTCATACATCTTTCTGCTATTACAATTAACAGAGTTTTTGCCATATTCACGGAAAGAATCAGGACTTGTTAAAGTATTGTATTCAACAAGAAGTGCAGAACCATCTCCTGTTAATCTCAACAAAGGATTTTTGACAAGATAATATTCACCCTTTCTTTTCAAAATACAATTTGAATCATTTGTGTAAGGTACCTTAACTTTGTTTCCTCTGAGAAAAATGGTGTAATCATCAGAAACTGTTGAAAATTTGTCTTGATCTAAATAAAGCCAAAAATTATAACTATATTCCGCACCACCTTCTTGATTCACTGAAGGAGATAAATCTAAGAACGATGAAGCATTTTTATCAAATGTATCTATTTCAACCGATTTGACAGCACCACCGAAATCTAAAATTCCCTCAAATATTTGTTCTTTTCTTCTAACATTGTTTTGACTGAAAGAATTGAGTACTTCTTTATTGTATACTACATAAGCGATGAATGTTAACAGTAAAACAATAAATATTGCAAAAATAATTTCAACAATATTTACAGAATTCATTTAATCTATAATATTGGTATATTTTTATTCCAACTTATATATTGGATATTGTAATCCATAATTTGATAATCCTAATGATGCTAAAAATCCATCAAGAGGTCCTTTGTTATAATCATTGTGGATATCTTTATTATTGAGATCATAATTAAACATTGTAATTTTAGAAATTAAACCTGAAAATCCAGGACCTATTGAAGATTCAAATGATCCTCCTGTATATAAGTCACCCATTTTATCAAGATTTAAATTTGATATTTCGATTCTAGAACCAAAATCATTTGTTTCATCTGTCGAAATAACTTTTGATAAATCACCATCTACATATCCAGTAATAGTTCCATTATTGGAATTCTCATTGACTACGATACCAACATGAACCCATCTTTGTAATGGAATGTATGGAATAACTATTCCTTGTTTCATAAAATCGGATAATTGAGTACTGTTCATATTTTGAATATTGTTTATGTTTGTTGAAGTTTGACTTGAGCTGAAACGGATGTAAAGTTTATTTTCGTGTTTATCCAAAAATACAAATGGACTTGCTGACGAAACATCATTTTCATCTCCTATATGAAAAACATGTCTATATGAACCAGAATATTTATTCAAGTCGTGAATATAAATCCAAAATGTGTAAGTTCTTCTCTTTCCATTACCAGATTTATTGAATTCTTTGATAGGATATTTCCCTTGTTTATTACATATAATAGGTTGTTTTGTTGATTGTATTGTAACACTTGATTGATTGAAAAGTTTATTTGAAATAATATAATGTAATCCATATGCTACCAATATTCCAACAACGAATACGCCAAGAAGACCAATATACATATAGTTGTTCGTAAAATTTTGAAAAACCTCTTCTGATTTTTGTTTGTATTCATTGAATGACATATTTTCTTTCAAAAAATCAAAAGATTTCTCAGGTTTTTCAATTGATATACTTTTATCAAATGAATCAATTGGTAATTTTGGTGTTTCTGGTAATTCAATTTTACTCATAATCCTAACTATCTAATTAAAGGAAATAAAATTTCTGGTATTATTTATGTGATAATTGTTTATTTGATATAATGGAAAACTTTTTGTATAATTTCTTTTAATATTCTTTTTTTGTAAAGATATAAAGCTCAATATTTTAGTAAAATTTGCTATATTACAACGTTTGTCTTTTTTGTTTTCAAGATTTAGAAAATCATATATAATGCTTGTAAAATAATCTACAACTAAATTTGATGAATTTGTCTTATACATCATCATATCATATATTATAAAATTTATCAGAAAATGTTTATACAATATATTACATTTTGATATTGTTATTTTTCGATTCTTCAACTCAATAATGATATTTTCATGAAATCTCAGTGGAATTATCCATGGATCTGTTAAAATAGTCTTGGTTATTCTATTTCTTTGAAAGTCATTTCCATATAGAATATTCACATTTATTAAATCATCCATGTTATCAAAAAAATCTGTTTCACTATATTCTATTTGTTTTATACATTGTGACAAATTTTTGTTGTTTTTGACAATCTTCTTAATGTTTTTGCATTTCGGAAATTTTTGTTTCAAGGTTTTTTGAACATCATCGCTTTCAGGATCAAATAGTTCTATTATTTTACATTTATTTTTGATACTTCCTACTCTTTTTATAACCTCACATGATGATATACAAATAATAGGTATTCGTTTGATTCTCATTGTTGTTAAAAGATTTATTAAAGATGAATTGACAGTTCTATCTATTGTAATTATAGAGTCAAAATCGTCAATAATTATTATTTTCGGATTATGATTATTTGTTAAGGTTTGAAGAAGTGAACTTGAAGATGCTTTGATTATATGATCAATTAATTCATTACTATTATAACAGATATTTGAAGAAATATAAGTTACGAAAAGTGTCAAATCTTGACAAATCTTTTTTATCGAATATGTTTTACCAATACCCGAATTTCCTGTGACAAATAAAACATCATCAAAACATATTTTTGATACATAATCTTGTGTTTTACTTTGAATCCATGACACTATTTCATCATATTTTTGAATATTACCACATAATTCCATTTATATATATAATTAATTTCTTCTTTAATACATCATCATTTGTACAGATATAACAATATAGTAACAAAATACCGCAAGAACACTTAGAATTACCTCTAAATTAATTAATGATGTCGAATGAGAAATATCATCATAATCGAATGTTTTGAGATTGGAGTTTGCATCGAAAATCATAGCAGGTTTCAAAATAATTATTAATGAAACTAAAATAATATATAGTAAAATAGTATATAATATTCTACTTGTCATTTATCTAATAAATAAATATATTAATTTATTAAAGAGATAACGTATGTCATATCAGAATATGTTTATATACATATCAATGTTTTTATTTATTATATTTATCCAAAAAACATTAAATATTGAACATTTTGTTGAATATAGTCCTTTTTATTATCAAAATAAGATAAATTCTCAAAATATTTTTAATAATACGATTCTGCTTACAAATAATGATACTGAAGGAGAACAAATAGAAAAGTTATTAAACACAAACAGTGTAAACAAAGTAATCAAATATATCGACGGTATGAAATGGAAGAAATGGAATAAAAATGTAACTCAAAATGTCAAAAATGCTAACGATACAGCTATGAAAACATTACAAACAAAATTGAAAGGAAAATATAAAATTGAAATCAATAAAATTAATAGATATAGAGAAAATCAACACAGTGATAAAATTGTTATAATTGAAACAGATATATTAGTAGACTTTTTTCATTTTAATGTATTATATTATAGTAATTTTGCAAAAAATGAAATTGTAATAATATTATGTAAATTAATTGGAAGAATTAAAGAAACAGAGTTGTATGAAAATGAGTTAGAGTATTACAATATAAATGATGAAAACAATGATTATGTATTAGTGGAAAATAAGTTAGATAAAAGACAAGAATTTGTAAAAGACGAGGACATTCAAAGTGAGAAACATGAAAATATCAAGGTGATTGATTTAATATATAATAAATTTATGGAGGATATTAATGAAGAGGAAGATGTAATAAAACATATATTTTTCAAAAGAAATCATGATTTCATACAGAAACTATTTTTAAATAATTTAAATAAAAATGATAAGACTTATCATAAATATAAGGAAATACAAATGACCGATGAATATATATATTAGTTGATATAAAGAATTATTATGATAAATCTGTAGAATGATTTTGTTTTATAGCGAGTTTTGTCAACATTGTAAAATTTTATTAGAAACAATTGAAAGACATGATAAAAATAAAATTGTCAAAAAGGTATCAGTAGATGCATTAAGATCATTGAAAAAACCAATTGATCCAAAAATTCATTCAGTACCAGCTCTACTATTGAATAATACAGGAGAATATATTTTTGGCAAGTCTGTTTTTGATTATCTATTATTACCAAATAGAGGTGTTTTATTTGCAAATAATGGATCTGTAGTTAAAAATGAACCGAAAACAGTTTTAACTGAACCATCTGCATTCACATTAGGCACAATATATTCAGAAAACTTTTCATCGCTGGAAAATGAAGAACAATTAGATGATAGAAATTATACATGGGAAAGTATTGGAAATAACTCAGAAAAACCACAAATTGTACAAAATACAGACAACCGTCCAATAGATACTAACAAAGAAGGAACAAAAAAAGATTTACCATCAATAGAGGAATTGATGAAACAAAGATCGAATGATTTTTGATAAAATATATATAAAGAGTTGATATTATATAAAAAATAGTGAAAGATGAGTTCTGTTTTTATTTTTAATCAATATTATATAGATTTATTAAAAAGGATAAAAACTCAATGTAAAGAAAAGAAAGAAAATGAGGAATTTAGTCGAATTTTGAAAGTTATAAAATCAGAATATTCAACACTTGATAAATCTTCATATGAGTATATAGAATTTATAAATAACCAATTTTCTGATGAGAATTGGAATAATTTTGTAGGAAATGAAAACTGGGTCGCTGAAAATGGAGATATTGAATTGTATAAATCCATTACATTAGATCAGGTATCAAAAATATTCAATGATGAGTATTTACATCTTCATTTTCTGAGTGTATTTTTCATATTTAAAACCGAGAGAGATGAACAAGATAATACCAAGATAGTTAATTTATTTCAATCATCCGAAAGTGAAAAAATAGAAGATATAGTTGATGAAAATATCAGAAATATTATTAAAAGATTATTGGATATACGTAATAAGAAAATGAAATCAGATACTGGTTTTGATATGAAATTCATTGAGGATACAACATTAGGAAAACTTGCGAAGGAAATAATTGAAGATGTTGATATTGGAAAAATGCAAAAATCTATAGGTGAAAAAGGAGATGTCTTAAAGGCAATTGGTGATCCTGAAAGTGGTTTTGCTGAAATTATAACAAGTGTAAGTCAAAAAATGGCATCCAAGATTTCAAATGGTGAATTAAAACAAGAGAATATAATCCAAGATGCTATGAAATTAGCATCATCGATGCCAGGAATGATGGGTAATGGTTCTAAAAATACACCTGATATGTCTAACATAATGCAAATGATGTCGACAATGATGGGAAATGGAAATGATATGCAAAATCTCTTTAAACAAATGTCAGGATCTAAGAAAAAAGGTCAACGAAATGTTGTGAATGAAGGTGCATTAAAAAAAATGGCAGCTGCAAAAAAGATGAAAAATAAACTTCATAAGAAACAAAAGGAACAAGTTGATAATCCAGTGTGAAATTAAAAAGTTGAAATACAATAGATAAAGGGTTTATTATGTTTTGGACAGAAGATATATCTGTGTTGTTAATTCCTACATTATTACCGACAGATTACATGTCATTTGACGAAAAAATGAATACATTAACAAGACTTGTAATTTTCATATGCATCATATTATCTTTGATCACACAAGATATCAATATTATTCTATTTATGATGATTATAATGATTTTTATTATAATTATATATAAATATAGTGAAAAATATCGTGATGATATTGCTGAGAAGTTTTTGAATGAAAATGATTTAGAAGTCATTGATAATTTAGTATGTATAAAACCTTCTATAAATAATCCGATGATGAACCCGAATATAACTCATTTAAGAGATTATAGTAAAAATGAAATTTCAGGTGCTTGTCCATCATTCAATGAAAATATAGAAAAACAAATAGAAGAAATTTTCGATAAACAGAACTTTATTAACTCAAATGATTTATATAATCGTTCTTCGTTATTAAAAAGACAATTCTATACAGTACCAGGAGATTCTATTCCGAATGATCAGAATGAGTTTGGAAATTGGTTATATAATAGAGGTCCTTCCTGTAAGGAAGGTAATTCAAATCGTTGTTATACAAATATGTATAGAGATATTAGATTATAAATTATTTTTTTATTTATTTGAATAAGATAGAATAATGACATCTTTATTTAACTCTGAGATAAAGTTGAACTCTGATAAATGTTGGATGAATGCAAAAGATAATAATAATAATAAAATCGAAAAATACTCATTATATTACAATGATTCATATAAAACAGAAACTGAAATCGGTAGTTTTCCACAATTTTCTTATGACCATGTAAATCTAAATGGAAGAACTGGTTATGGTGTAACAGATGATTATTTAATTGATGTTTATTCTTCTTTAAGAAATTCCCAAGAAACTATGACACGTGATAGATGTCCTGTACAACTTTCAACAAGAATATTTGCAGGGGGTCCCAAACTCACTGGAACATGTAGAAACATTAATAAAGAATTGGATTTAATGTGTGGTAATGATACCAAACTTACTCCCAATGATAAAATGGTCGATGAAGTCATTGGATCTTTTGCTACACAAAATGGTATATGTAATAAACATATTATGGAAAAGACAACAAATGTTTTTGCACCTTTATTAGATTGTGTTAAAGAAGTTCAAAATCCGGATCATATTGTTCCTTCGTGGATTAGAGGAGGAGAAGATACAAGATCGTATGTAAATAAACAGAAATATAATAGATGTAACAGAAAATAAAATCTATTTATATTTATTAGATAATGAGTTTTAATAGAGGCAAGTATGACAATTGCTCTTATAAACAAAATTTACAAAATAATGTTAGTACATTGAGTTATGTTCTTTCCCCTATGAATTTTGAAAGAGAGGATAAATGCAGACATCAATTGGGATTTATCGGAGGTACTTCTGTTTCACATATCAAGGGTAATATCATAGATTTAGAAAGTGAATTAAGAGGACAAACGAGATATATTTCAAAATGTCCTGATAATTTATATGTTCCAACCGATGATGGTATTATTAAAAATGATAAAACCGATCCAATTGATACTACCGCATTACATTTACCAGCTTGTCAATCTATAATGTACAGAAGTATTCCAAAACCTCCTCAAATGGAATATAATAAGTGTTAATATAAAAAATATATATCAATAATAGAACATGAATCAACCAAATGATACAAGAATTAATTATGATAGTTGCAGTTACACTGAAAAATTAAAAAGAACAATTGGACCTGGTTTATATTCATTGAACACACCATATAATGATTGTTCCGACTGTGATGGTTTTCCTGATGATCCATCTCTTAGATATCAAAATTATGGTCCTAATACATGTATGATGAAAACTGCTGTCGATGATTCAAGTGAATTACTTGGTATTAATTACAAATTAAGTAAATGTAATGCCGAAGAATACTTTCCTGGCAAATATCAAAAAACAAGTGGATGTACTGTCGATAACTATAAAACAAGAGAATGTTCGGCACCAAGAGAAGATACAAGACTTTCTAATCCGGCTTGTTCTTTAAGAGGTACTGGTATTAATAGATGGGAATGGTTATGTTATGATCCACAATCAAAAGCAATTGAAGATTTTGACAGAGTTCCTGTAAATTACAGAATGGTTGCAAAAGATAACCATGTTCCTTTAATTGAAAAACCAATGGATCAAACCTTATGTTTTCCTCAATATAATGGTAATATTAAAATGGCCGATGAAGCTCTTAAACAATGGCAAAAAGGAAATGCACAAGATATGTTCGCACCTGGAAATCCATTAGGTGCAGTAAATTACGGTAACTTATGTAAATAAGTATAAAGAGTATTGTTTTTATTAAATATATATGAATGTATCGAAAAAACACATATATATTAATGATATTGAAATCCGGGATTTTTTAAATAATCACGATCTTCGTTTCTTCAAACATCAAAAGTATTTATTGAATAAAATGTTGGACATAGATTCTGGATTTTATGTAAAACTATTTTCATGGGATTCCACTATTTTATTGAATTCATATGAAATAACCAATAAAATAAAACATATTAATATAGTTAAACCGTTATGTTATTTTGAATATGAAAGTGATATTATAGATTACTTAAATAATACCAAATTTAATGAATTTGAAGAATCATCTGTTATTATTTCGAAATACTATAGTCCTGTTTTGGAAAAGATATTCGAAAAAGATGTTCTTTTACAAATTATTCTTTTGTTGTATTTTGTATTCTTTAAATATAGTATTGGTTTTCAAGAAATCAATATCGATAATATTTATATTGATATATTAAAAAAAGATAAGACAATTCGATACAATTTTTTAGATAAATGTTTTCAGATTCAAACGTCTAATATTGTTTTATTTGATGACTTTTGTAATTCCTTTAAGACAAATGATATCAAATATTTGATGGGGTGTGTAGAAAACATCATGTGTAATTATAGTACTTTTCGCATTGATAACATTGACATCAATAATCCTGTTAAATTATTAGAAAACATTATTTTATTTTTAAGATAGATATTTTTATGATACTATTTTTTATATATTAATGATAAGAGGGAAAACAATGATGGAATTGGCATCCCAAGACAAACCATCGATGAAAAATATTTATGAATCATCTTTTTTAGAAAGTGTAAAACGTGATCAGATTAAAAGAGGAAACGATCTTTTTAACAAATCTAAAGATACATTAAATTCGGGTGTTTTTCCTTTACATAGTGGATCATCTGCTTTTGCAAATATTAATAACCAAACTAATAATGACATTTCTTTATTAAGTGGTAAAAGATTTGATAAAGGTAGTTTTAAACATAATAATATGCAACCGTTTTTGAAAGGTAATGTTACACAGAATACCGATGTTGAAAGATTTTCTAATAATTTAGATATGAAAACTGGTAACAATATATTTTATCAACAAAAAAAGGAGGTTGAAAATACATTCAAAAACACCAATATTGATAATATAAATGGTTCCAAATCTCAAAGTGATTTCCTCAAAAATCGTATCAGTTCTTCACAAATTATGAATAATGTTTTACCATTTGAACAACAATATATTGGTCCTGGTATCAATAAAGGTTTTACAACTGATGGAAGTGGTGGATTTCAACAAAATGATACTAGAGATTATGTCATACCTAAAACTGTTGATGAATTAAGATATCAGTCTAATCAGAGAAGTTCAGAATTTCAAGTCCCGATCCCTGGTCCTGCTAAAAAAACTGAACAAAGAGCTGTTATTACTCCTTTGAAAAAAAATAAACCCGAAACTACTTATAAACAAGGAATTGCGAATTGGTTTTTCTCGAAAGCAAATATAACCAAAGATACTGCCCGACCTGAAATTGATATTAAAGATACTCATCGACAGACATCACATGTTGAATATAATGGTACTGCTACACTTGTTAATGTTCCAGGAATGTCTACGAAAGATGATTATGGTATGAGTAAAATTATTGTTTATGATAATGAAAGAACTTGTACTGAACAAACCCCTATTACAAATTTATCAACTACTGTAAAAGCAATAGTAAATCCAGTTTTAGATGCAATACGTTTATCTCTTAAAGAGTATTTAATAGAAGCACCAAGAGCAGTTGGAAATACAAGTATTCAAATACCAAATAAGTTAGCTGTACACGACACGAATGATACTATGAAAACAACTGTTAAAGAAACTACAATACATGATAGTGAGAATTTAAATTTAACCTGTCCAGACGAGTCTTATTCTGCTTTACATGATACAGCAAAGACAACAGTTAAAGAGACAATTATTCACGATAGTGATAATTTAAATTTAAGTGGTAATGATAAGAACTATTCTGCATTACAGGATGATTTGAAAAAAACTGTAAGAGAAACTGTTTCACCTTATGATACTGTTAGAAATATTGGAAAAGGACAATATAGAGTATATATGCATAATGCGGAAATTGCTAAGAAAACAATGAAAGAAACTACCATTAAAGGCAAGACTGAATTGGGTTATATTGGAGGTATTATTAATGGTATATTAGGAGGATATGCTACAAAAGAAGTTGATATCAGAAATAGTCATAAACAATTTACAGTAGATAATGAAAATATAGGTATCGCCAAATCTTTGAATGATCATCGTCAAGTTAGTCGTGAAAATGTTGAAAATGCTGAAATAGATGGATCTCGTGAAAGATTATTAATGGATGCAGGCGGAACACCAAATCCTGGAAGAGTTAATGTACCAATTGATAAAAAAGATATAGATATGAAAACAAATCGTTTAGTGACAGATAGTTATGCTCCAAGAGATAGTGGAAATATTGGTAAAATATATCAAACAAGACCTGATATACAAGAATGTAATATAACCAGGGATATAAAAGATATGAATGCATTTGAAAATAGACTGGATGGTTCTATTTTGGAGTCATTAAATAATAATGATTTCAATATAAAAATAAATCCATTGCAAACTATAGATAATCAATGATAACAAATATCATTAAAAATGGAAGTAATTATTTAAAACTATATTTGGAAGAAGACATAATAATAATATCAAATGATCATATATTATATACAAATGGTGATTTAAAAAAAGAACATTTGAAACCGAAATGTTTTACTAAATATCATGGTATTGGTACAATTGTAATAGGACATCATCGTATGTATAATAATATTTTACATTTAAAACTAAAACCTCATTCGAGTTATAATATATTACCTGAAAACTTTATAGCATGTTCTGAACATTTGAAAATTGTTTTTGTTCCTGGTGAAAATAAAATGACTTTACAAAATATTTCAGAAGATATACAATATTTATGGTTATTTGCATTTGGAAATTATGAAAAAATAAGTATGAATGATGATGAAGAAATGCAATTAAAGAAAGGACTCTTATTAATCCATGATTCTGAATTAGTGATTTCAGAAAACACTGAATTCAATATAATAAAAGGTCCTTGTAAATTCTATATTCAAACAATGATAAATGTTCAAAATATTAAACCAGATGAGAATATTATAACAAATTTATTGGAAAAAGTTAAAAATAAAGGTAAAATAAGAAATACCTTGCGTAATATATAAAGTTTTGTTGAAAAATATATATAGAATGCAAAGTTTATCAGATACGCATAAGGAATATATTGAAATGATTCAAGATTTCATTTCAGTACCCTTATCACAAAGAATATATGATATTTATGTTGAAAATAATAAGAAGGGGAAAAATGTTTTACAAGAATTTCAAAAAGAATTAGAAAATATTCCAAATTGGAATAATCATATAATTGAGATTGAAACACATAATATTATTGAAAAATCTGAATGTAATTATCTTTATAAACTCATTAAATTAGCTATAAATTTAAGTATTAAGATAAAATTTAATCAACATGGACATAGTTTGAAAAAACTGAAAATAAAAATGCCTTCTATTGAAGATTTTATTCACAAATGTTTTATTAATTCAGCTTCATTTTGTTGGAAACATGCCTATCTTTTTACGACAAATAAGCTGACCTCTGTACAAATTCAAAATAATATGAATACAATTGAAAACAATATCAGGAAAATGATTTCTAAATCATTGAGACATTGTATCAATGGAAAAGACTTAATAGAAGAGTTGGAGAGTTTATCGGATAAGTCTTATAGAAAGAGAAGTAACATCAAAATGCAAGGAAAAACTAAAGAATATTATGAAGATTATGAAAATTCAAATATTGAAAAAATTTCAGAAGAGATCAAAGATTTAGATGATACAAATCAAGTTTCTAAGGAAGATATAGATTCCGACGATGATATTGAACATGTATCTAAAGACGATGTAGAGTTTGATTATGATGTAGAACAAGTTTCTAAAGAAGATGATATAGATGATAATAGTAAAAATGAAGAATTTGTTGATGATATCAATGAAGAAGATAATGAAGAATTCGTCGATGATAATGATGGAGAAGATGTAAAGGATGATGATAATAGAGAAGATAATAATGAAGAAGATGATAATGGAGATGATGATAATGAAGAAGATGATAATGGAGAAGATGATAATGGAAAAGATGTAAATGATAATGAAGATGTAAATGATGACAAGGATGATAATGAAGAAGATGATAATGGAGAAGATAAAAAAAGAGATACAGAATCCGATGAAGAATCAGATGATATAGCAAATGAATATGAAACAGAGAATACTGATATGTCAAATAGATTTCAATCAGATGACGATATTTCTTCACAAGAAAATGAAGACGTAAAAATTGTTAAAATTGATGATGTAAGTAAAAATCAATATTTCAAAAAAAGGACAAATTTATTCTTCTAAATTATGTTTATCTATAGTAAATAAGTAAATGAAGAAAAAAGTTGAAACTGTAAATACATGGTATATAGTTCTTGCGATTTTGTTATGTATATTAATAATTTTAATAAGCTTCTTATTATATTATGTTATGAAACTACCAAAGGACAAAATACAAACAAAGAAAGAGGTTATATATATCAAAGATAGTATACCAGAACAACAGGAGAATATCAAAATCTACCCTCAAGACCTTCCTAAATATGATAATGAGGAATATCAACAAGTTGGTATATTAACAGCAAATGAAACTGATAAGGAACCTATAGTATTACCATTATTTGCTAAGAAATTGAGAAATAATAGAGATAGATGGCAGTATTACACTGCTACCGATAAAAATAACATGATGAGATTACCTCTACATCATCAGAATATGGATTGTGATGATTCAATAGGATGTAAAGAGATATATGACGGGGATATAATAAATGTTGAAATATATAAGAATAGAGTTTTCACAGCAACTATTTATAAGAATAAAGCTCCTCAATATTTTGCAGATAGATATTAATAACGAGATGATGTTTTTTTAACTTTAATAGTACCTGTATTCTTTTTTTTAGTGAACACACCTGTATCAAATGGTTCGTTATCTTCTTCTTGTTCTACTCCCATTTCTCTTCTTTGATCTTCTAAATTTTGTAATTCCCATAAGTCATTACTACACATTTTAAAATTGGAATCAGATGCTTTATACCAGAAAACCTGGTCTTCTATTTTATTACTTTGTATTTTATTATCAATAACAAGACACTCAAAGTTATCAGTTGTTTGTGTCATAACTTGATCAAATACTTCAAATGTTGGAAACATTCCTGCATAATTTTCATAAATCTTTTGTCGTTCTCTTATTATATTATTTCTAAAAATGAAGACATAATCAACATTGTTTCTTAAAACAGGAGGTAATCCAAGTGAATGTTGCATGGTTATAAGAAAGAATATCTTGTAATGTCTTCCATTCATAAAAATAGATCTGATATTAGTATCATTAATCCATCTTTTATCATATAAACAATCGTCTAAAATCAGAAATGCTCGAGCATCTAATTGTGATTGTCCAGTTTTTTTTAATTCTTTCTTCCTTTCGGTTGAAAGATTTATTTGTCTATCTAAGAATTTTTTAATTACTTGTTCTTCGCATTCATCATATATCAGCATTTTAGGTATAAACTTTTCAAAATATCCATTTGCTCTTTCTGTCGGACTTATCACAATACCAACTGGGATAGATCTATGATAATTTAAAATATCTTTCATACAATATGATTTACCAGTGTTTCGTTTACCTATAAAAACTACAACAGAATCTGAAGTAATACGTGATGGATCAAATTTTTTGAGTTCCAACTTCATATATATACTAGAAAGATATGTGACTATTTTATATCAATTTATTTTTATTATTGATTTAAGACACAGGATTAAATCCTGTATACACATTTTCTTTTATTTGTTTCAACATCATATTATCTATATTTTCTTTAATTTGATTGTTATCAATAACTTCATTATCAAATACATAATAAAATATAATTGTAAGTAATATATATAGAATTAGAAATAATCCTATATTTGATACTGAATATAAATCGTAATCTTTAACGTTTTTATTATATTCATTCATTTGTAATATTGTAAAAAGTATAATTGAACAAACCAGTGACCATATAAAATACATTTCCTAAAAACAAGTATTATTTATTTTGTTAAGATTTATACTCATGTGTCTTTTTGAAAGAAATATCGATTCTAATTAATTCAAAGTATGTATCTGACAACTACATTATTTTACCAAAACCATTTAAAGCCAACTATATTGATAATATATTATGCAGTTGAAACTTGGATCAGAAAAATCTGGTTTTATCTATGGGGGAGAAATAGTGAAAAAACTTTTGAAACATTTGAATCCAAATTTAGAATTGGTCCTTCAACATTGTAATGGTTCGGATATAATCATATCTTCGACAGATCATTCTAACCATTCCTCGGATACAGTCAATTATTCAAAAAAAAATTATATTTATTACTCTGGAGAACCATATATCCAACATTTTAATAAACATCATGATAAATATATAATCATTGGAACAATTTTAGATACAAGATCAAATTACATATATATTCCTTATTTTTTACAATCAAGCCATCTGTATTTGAAACGAAAATATACAAATAACAATAGACCATTTTTTTTAGCATATTGTAATTCAAATCGTATTGGTGAAAGAGAAAGGTTATTTAGAATGTTTGTTGAAAAGTCTTCGGGTGACATTTGTCATTCTTTTGGAAAATGTAACGGGGGAAAACCAGAAACGCAAAAAGAAAAAATTGGAGGAGGGTGGGCTGGGGATGAACTGATTGACAAGTATAAAGACTATTCTTTTGTGATTGCTATGGAAAATTGTAAAAAAATGGTTATGTTACTGAAAAAATCATAAATGCATTTTATAGCGGTGCTATACCAATTTATTGGGGTTCAAATAACGTTAATGACTTTTTCAATAAAAAGGCTTTCATCAATGTCGATGATTTTGAATCATTTGAGAAATGTGTAGAGTATGTTTTGAATATGACTGAAAAGCAAAAACAAGCAATGATGAATGAACCAATTTATAACACCGAAAACGATATTGTAAATCTCTTTAATCACGAATATAATATAGGTGGTAATTCGAAATTAGATGAGTATGTTGAAATACTGAAGTCCATATTGCATCCAAGTACATATCAATAACAATGGATTTTAAATAGTATGAATATATGCTTTTTAAATAGTTTAGTGTATTTTGAGTACATGTTTACTACTTTTTCTAAAAAATAAAATAAGTTTATAAAATTTTAAAATATGTGAAGGAATGTACTCTTTTTAGGGGCTTACAACTCTTTGAAATATACTTGCATTAAATTTGTAACGATAAGAGAACAGCTCATTTGTTCTATTTCATTTTTTTGAACATTGTATCTTATCAACATCTTTAATAATTTGAATATTTTGAAAGTGTTGTTTATGTGTTCTTGTGAGCTATTGTCTTTTATATTTCTGACCTGATCTAAACCATGGTCTGACAAAGACAAAACACTTGAATTATATTTGATATAATCGTAAAGCTTTTGAAATAGGTCGTGGGAGATTGCACTGTTTGTTAGAGTATGAATCAAATTTATCTTATAAAACTTTGTGTAATTGTAAAGAAATGAATCATTTGATATATGATATGAATGAATAGTCCTTTTGTTTCTGTGAAACTCTTTCGATACATTTTGAAGGAGGACGATGCTTTTGATTCCCACCTTCGAAAAAATGTCAGACAAGACAATGTCAATCGGAAGATATGACAGCCTAACGTGACGAATACGATCAGAGTTTTATCGTATTGATATAATTAATTGAATTATATACTTGAATCATTTTTTTCAATTTTTGATGAAAAACCTACAAATATTTTATCACAGTCTAGGAGGGACTTAAGGGCTCTGAGAAGGGTCCTTCTTTCGTGCATAAAGATAATAAAAAAAGTACATGTTAGTGGATTTTATAAAAATAAATAAAATTTTTTGAAAATTGTAGAAATATGTCTGACATACATCACGTTTGCAACCTTTTTTTACAGGCGATGGCGATTTATAAAGATTTTTCAACTGATTGAGTTTCTGTACAGAAAAAATTATATTGTTGATTAATAGAATGAAATCTTCACCAAAGTCGTCGTCGCCAAAGTCGTCTTCATCCAAGTCGTCGTCACCAAAGTCGGCATCCTCTAAATCGGTATCGCCCAAGTCGTCTTCGACCAAGTTACCATCCTCTAAATCGTCTTCATATTCAAGAAGAAATATTTTTGAAAGGTTCGGAGATTCGTCTGTTGTCATAGTAAATAAGTTGATAAAAGATAACATCACTGAAACACTTTTGGATAATGATGGTGGAAAATTTAAATTGAACAAGAAGGAACTTGACTATGTATTACAACAACTCATTAATCTGAATGCAACATCTACAAAAGATTATGATATGGTAATAAAAAAAGTAACATATTTTTTAGGAGGAGATTACAATGATGCACAATTTGAAAGGATACTTTATATTTTGAAATTTTGTATGAAACATAGAAAAATTAATTTTGACATTGACATATTTATAGAAGTCATGAACGAAAGATTGTTCAAATTTCTCACGAAGACCATTGTTGATAAAGAATTAACTGAACAAAAAGATTATGATAAAATAATATTATCTGATATTTGTGGTTTTATCAAAATTGACTATTATGATTATAGAGATAATGAAAACGATAATTGGTTAATTAAAATTTTGGAGTTTTGTGGAAAATATAGAGGTTTTAATCTCAAACATTTTCAGAAATTGTCTTCAAGTATTCTTGCTTATTATAGAAAATATGATAATGAATATGATAATGATGGTAGTATCAAAAATGACAATATAGCAGCATTTGTTAGAAAAATATTGAAAAAAGAGTATATTGATGTCAATGAAACTCAAACAAATATAAAAGAAATCCATAAAATATTACTCAATATTTATAATGAAATATTTGATAAGATTCTATTTTTGATATATGAGAAAAGTATGACAATTGAATTACATTATCATGAAAGAAAAGAATTGAAGTTATTAATGAGGCACATAATACAAAATATTAATAAAATTATTATCAATTTTAATTCCAATGATTTTCAAGATAAAGATATTAAAAAATCTCTGCTTCTAGACATCAATTCGGTAGATGCTGATTACAATTGGAGATCAAGTGGTAAATATGACGGTATATCTCCGCCTAGGAATTATATTCAAAAAATTATTTTAGGAGACGATGACACTTTGAGAATATTGCAAAAACACAATGCATACGATAATGTAAAATATCTTGTTACTGATTTTCAAATTGTCAATTGAATAAGTTTTTGCACATTTGTGATTTATAAGTTATTCAAAAACTCAATACAAACATCTTAGGGGGTTTGATTGGAACGAATACGATTTAGTGTTCATAAAAGGTAATAGAATTCCTACCATTCTTTAATTTGACGATCTTTTTTCGATTATTGAGTACATGTTTGTTACTTTTTCTAAAAAATATTATAAGTTTATAAAATTCTAAAATATGTTAAGAAATGTACTCATTTTAAGGGCTTAAGGAAATATAATTATATGAAAATATTATGAACGAACTTAAACAACAACAAATATATTATTTTTGGACTTTATATGAAATAGAAGGTATACATAAAGCAATGAATTGGTTAGATACACAAAAATATTATGAAGATGAAGATTCATACCGTGATGATATAACTAAAATTTGCAAAAAGCTTGATAATCTTTCTGTATGAAAAATAAAAATGATTTCATTATTGTTATCATATAATTAAAATGTCAACTTCTCAAATGTCAATAATGAACAAACATATACACTTGATTATTTACAGTTAATCTTGGAAAATGCATACAATACTGTTTTATCAAATAACAATCATATTTTTATTATTGATGTTGAAACAACTGGTTTACCAATTCGATCTTCTTATAATAGTATCCCAGACCCTTCTTCATTTCAATTATATAAAAACGCTCGTGTGATTGAAATTGCCTATAAAATATATGAATGAAGGACAAAATATTGATACAGTACTAAATAATTTAACAGAAGATTTGAGAAATGTTACAAAAATTGTTTCCCACAATATTGATTTTGATATCAATGTCATCCTTGCTGAATGCTTCAAGATGGAAAACACAAATATTATCAAAAAAATAAATAGTATTGAAAAATATTGTACGATGAAAAACGGACAATCTATTATGAAAGTCAAAAAGTTTCCAAAACTGGTGGAACTATATAAATATATTTTTCAAAAAGATATTTATAAAGAACATCGAGCTCTATCGGATGTTGAAATTTGTGCAGATTGTTACTTTAATTTATCCTAAATATTTAAAAAAATGACGGTAAGACTAAATAAATAATGAATCAAAATGAATTATTACAGATATATCATAATACTATCGATTGTATGTTCAATATTTAATTATAACCATACATTGATCTATTATGACAAATATGTTCCCGATAACTTTTCTCGATCCAAAATACTTAATAAAAAATATTCATGTATCAGATATTATCATAACAATGAATTTTATAAATATACTGAAAAAACATGTGAAAAATACAAATACGATTATTTACTATTTCAATTGCAAAAGTCTATTCATATCAATGATTATGTTTTATATAATATATTTTGCATAATTATGTTGTTACCTGTCTTATTTATCCGAGAATAAAATACATTTCAATCTTGATATATATATGTCAATGTTATCATTATCGATATATTTATCATAATGCAAAAACCATTTAAAAAATGATTGGAAATTAGTCATTTTTTTACTCTGAGAAATATATAATATGTTATCTTCATTGATAACGATTTTATCAATATCATAATCGTTATCTTTTAAAAATGTGTTATATATACAGCCAATATTTATTTGTGATTGTAGAATAAATTCCTTATTTCCAATAATTGGTGAATTATATAAAAAACAAGATGTAATAAAGAGATATTTATATCTTTCTGAAAGATCATATGCTATAAGTGATGCTAATGATCCACTTATTGAATGACCTGATATATAAAGATGTGCAACATTATTATTTTCAGATAATTTTGATATATGTTTGATGATACCATTTTTTATTTTTTCGTATTCTAAAAATATACCCTTGTGCACCTTTATTTTGCCATGAATTGATATTAGTTTATTATTGACATTCATGTCTAATTCACAGTAAGGACATATAAATATCAAATTATCGTTTTTCAATAGAAAACAGCTTGTTGTATTTTCTGATATGTAATGTATTTTATTATTAACAACAATTTGATGCAAATAACCAAGATTTGTATCTTTATCAATTTCATTCATGAAATCATGTGGAGTTTTATTTGCTAATTTGGACAATAACGCACATTTATAAAGATCATTAATAAAGATTTTATTCATAAATTTTATACAATATAGGTAAAAATTCTATATTTTATAGATAAAAAAAGATTTGATATTTAGTTACTGTAAGCAAGACCACCCATACCAGACATGATACGAAGGACGTTGTAATTTACAGCATATATAGATAAATTTCCAGAAACTTTGGAAGATACTGATAATACAGCAGTATCTATACGAGACATATTAAGGGTTCCAGAGGGTTGGTGTTCTTCGGGTTTAAGAGCGAATGAATATACATTGATACCAGAGTTCCATTTGGAAGGAGTATTTTCGTGATGTTGATAAGGTTGTACACTTGAGAAATAAGATCCATCACGTTCGGCCATACGATCATTTCCATTTAATTGTATTTTAGCCTTCATAACATGATTCATATACTGATCATCGGCATATTTATTCCATTTATCAATTGCGGTATCATCATCAGAACGAACAGTCCAGATAAGTTCTTTACAAGGATGATTGAAAGTCATTCTGGAACTCTTCATGTTATTAGAGTCAGTGCTTCCAGTTATGGTATCAGAGCCAGTAAATTGAAGTTGTTCAATAAGGTATTCGTGTGAAAGTTGAGCAAATCTTCTGCGTTCATCAGTGTCGAGGAATATGTAATCAACCCATAATGATACGTCAGATAATTCCGCAGCACCAGTAGAAATCTCAGATTTAGAAGCATAGGAAATATTGATTTTGACTTCATGATATTGAAGAGCAATAAGAGGAAGTGCTAAGCCAACGTTGCGACAGAACCAGAATTCAAGAGGAACATAAACTTCGTATTTTTTGCCAGTAGATAAAGTGGTGGAAGATAATTCTCCATCGATTCTGGAAGCACCGCCAACCATTTTTTCGTAACCATCTTTCTTACCTACAGGCATCGAAAGTTCATTCCAAATGTAAAGCCATTCAGAATAATGTTTGTCTATCTTTTGACCACCGATTTCTAATTCAATAGTTTTAAGTAATTTTTGACCGAAATATGGAACAAGTTCAATAGCATTTTCAGAAGAATTTCCAACTTTAGCATTAAAGTAAATACGATTAATTAAATCACCGTTACGAGTGATAAGGACACTTACAGATGAACCGAAGTTATTATTTCCATTAAATGATTGTTCAATGGATTCCATGGCAAAATTAGTGTGTCTACGGTAAACAACTTTGAAAAAGGTAATTTGGGGATTACCAGTTAAATAAACATCTTGAGCGCCATAAGCGACTAATTGAAGAAGACCACCACCCATTTTATTGTTATATTCTTTATACTATAATAGAAGAAAAAAAAAGAGATATATTATTTTTATTATTAGTTGCTATAAGCAATACCACCCATGCCAGACATGATACGGAGAACATTGTAGTTGACGGTATAGACATTAAGATTTTTGTTATTAGCAGAAGAGTAATCTGATGAAACATTGAGATTAGCAGTATCTATGCGAGACATATTAAGGGTTCCCGAGGGTTGGTGTTCTTCAGGTTTAAGAGCAAATGAATACACATTGATACCAGCATTTGATGGAACATTTTCGTGATGTTGGAAAGGTTGAACAAGATTGAAATATAAACCATCACGTTGGGCAAAACGATCATTTCCATTAAGGACAAGTTTAGCGAAGTTGATGGGATTTTTGCTTGTGATACAATCAGCAGCAAGTTTTTCTAAAATCGCACTATCAGTTTTGTCGGTAACGACAATTTTTTTAGTTGCATCCGAAGCATCAGTTGTGTAATTCATCCAATTGTTATTGTCAGCATCGCCATCGGTTACAACCCATACAAGTTCTTTGCAAGGATGATTGAAATTAAGTTTAGCTTTCATTTCTTTTGAAGGTATCGATTCTTGACCAGTGAATTGAAGTTGTTCAATTAAATACTCATGGGAAAGTTGGGCAAAACGTCTGCGTTCATCAGTATCAAGGAAGACATAATCTACCCAAAGAGAAGCATTGAATCCACCAGTTAATGCAACAGCAGTATCACCTTTGCATTTATCACTTGTTTCGAAATTGATATTTATTTTAACTTCGTGATATTGAAGAGATATGAGAGGGAGAGCTAAACCAACATTGCGGCAGAACCAGAATTCAAGAGGAATATATAATTGAGATTCCATATCGGTTCCAGGTACACCACCAATAGCACCTATCATATTGTAATAACCAGATCTCTTGGAAAGAGGGAGAGAAAGTTCATTCCAGATATACATCCAGTGAGAATAATGTTTATCAATCTTTTGACCACCAATTTCTATTTCAACATAGTTAATGAGGCGGAGACCATAGAATTTACATAAAGTATCTCCTGTTGCTCCCGACAAATCTACAGTGAGATAGACACGATTGATTAAATCACCATTTCTTGAAATAGTACTGGTTACTCTTTGACCATATCCGGGAGTTCCACTGAAAGTTTGTTCAATAGATTCTATCGCAAAATTGGTATGTCTACGATAAACAGCTTTGAAGAAGGTAATTTGAGGATTACCAGTTAAATAAACATCTTGAGCGCCATAGGCAACTAATTGAAGAAGACCACCGCCCATATTATTGCTATATTCTTTATACTATAATATAAGAAAAAAAAAGAGAGATATTAGATTTTTAGTTACTGTATGCAAGACCACCCATTCCAGACATGATACGGAGGACATTGTAATTTACAGCATATATATTAATAGTTCCGTTTTGTTGACCAGTTAAATAACCAGATTGAGTTTCCATGGATAACACGGCAGTATCGATACGAGACATATTAAGAGTTCCTGAGGGTTGGTGTTCTTCGGGTTTAAGAGCAAATGAATACACATTGATACCTCTGTTAGAAGGTATATTGGTGTGATGTTGATAAGGTTGAACATAATTGAAATATGAACCTTTGCGAACAGCGAAACGATCATTGCCATTAAGTTGTAATAGACAATTGGTTAAAGGATTTTTACCATCGATATCATTATAAGTATTTAGTTTTGTATCTGCTGTATTATCTTCAGTTATGACAATATTATCAGTAGTGGTATAATTGTACCAGCAATTGTAACCACTGTTTTTAGATACCCATATAAGCTCCTTGCAAGGGTGATTGAAGTTAAGTTTGTATCTATTGTTTCCACTTGATGAAATATTTTCTTGACCAGTGAATTGTAATTGTTCGATTAAATACTCGTGGGAAAGTTGAGCAAAACGTCTGCGTTCATCAGTATCAAGGAATATGTAATCAATCCATAATGATGCATCTAAATTTGCACTAATGCTAGTAGCAGCACTGGAATAATGAACACAATTAGCCATAGTATCGAATAATATTTTGAATTTAACTTCATGATATTGAAGAGCTATAAGGGGAAGAGCTAAACCAACATTGCGACAGAACCAGAATTCAAGAGGGATGTATAACATAGTTGTATCAACGGCGCTAAGATCATCACCATTAGCACCAACCATATTTTCATATCCTTGTTTCTTACCCATAGGAAGGGAAAGTTCGTTCCAGATATACATCCAATCAGAATAATGTTTATCTATTTGTTGTCCACCAATTTCAACAACAACCTCTTTTAGTAAACGAAGACCATAGTAATTAACATATCGAGGGTCTGCACCATCTGTTACTGCAGTTCCTTTATATTCGGGTATTTTAGGGACATTAACTTGGAGATAAGCTCTATTGATTAAATCACCATTACGGGAAACTGTAACTGATATTTGAGATCCATAATTAGAAATTCCATTGAAAGTTTGTTGGATAGATTCTATCGCAAAATTGGTATGTCTACGGTAAACAACTTTGAAAAAGGTAATTTGAGGATTACCAGTTAAATAAACATCTTGAGCGCCATAAGCGACTAATTGAAGAAGACCACCACCCATTTTATTGTTATATTCTTTATACTATAATAGAAGAAAAAAAAAGAGAAATATTGTTTTCATATTACTTAAGAATGTATTTGTAAATATTATTTATAAATTAATGTTTAAAGAAAAGACTTCAAAGAAACGAATACATGTTTCGGAAAATGATAAAAAACTTTTTACATTAGATGTTATGCATAGTAAAATGATTGAAAAATTTCAACAACACAACGATGAATTACATGCACAACAAATATATTTAAATGAAATGAAAAATAATCAAAAAGAAATAGAATGTTATATTTTGAATACCGATTGTGAAGATGAAAATTATACTGAAATATGGGGATCTAATATTTATTTAAAGGAGAAAATACAAAATACTGAAAAACATATCAAAAAAATAAAAGATTCTAATAATGAATTGGAATATTATACTGATACAAGTGATATTTTATTTAATTACTATGACTTGATTGAAAAACAATCTAAAAAAAAGCAAATTAAACAAATTATTAAACCAACTAATAAAACTATATTAGATGCCCTTAACAATATTAATACAACTGATAAAGAAATTACTGAAAATTGTAATTTAGAAACTGATGTTAAAATAAAAGATAAAAGTGATTTAGTTGATGAATATTTAAATATTACAAATAAAAATTATATCAAAAAAACTGATCATAACGAGTTAGAAAATTGTAAAATATGCAAGGAACCAATGACTTGTTTTCAACACGAAGCTATTATTATTTGTGAAAAATGTGGTTTCCAAGAATTACTTCTTGTTGAACAAAATAGACCTATTTTAAAACAGAATATAAAAGATACATCTCATTTTAGTTACAAAAGAATAAATCATTTTCGTGAATGGTGCAACCAAGTACAGGGAAAAGAAAGTACAGATATTCCTAACGAAATATTTGAGAAAATTTTGAATGAGATTAAAAAAGAAAAAATAACCAATACGAAAAAAATTACTTATTCCAAAATGAGAGAAATATTGAAAAGACTTCGTATTAATAAATATTATGAACATATCAATTACATTATTAATCGTATTAATGGTATTCCTACACCGCATTTTTCTGCCGAATTGGAAGAAAAATTATTTATTATGTTCCGAGATATACAAGGTCCTTTTTTGAAACATTGTCCCAAAGATCGAAAAAATTTCTTATCATATAGTTATGTTTTGTATAAGTTTTTTCAAATATTAGGTCTGAATGAATATCTTAGCTATTTTCCATTATTGAAAAGTAGAGAAAAATTATATGTTCAAGATCAAATATGGAAAAAGATTTGTGAAGACTTAAATTATGAATTTCATCCTTCTCCATTGTTATAATTTAAATTCACGGGAAACCCATTAATTTAAATCCTACACCTAAACCAGTTCCCTGTCTGGCACCACTTGATATGGCAGGGGCAAGAATGTCTAAAATCGAAAATACAGCAGCGGCTGTTAATGCAATTATCATTATTTCTTGCGCAGATGGTTGAGGGTTGGTTATGAAATATGTTACTAAACCAACTGATAAACCTTCAAGTAAGTATTTTATTAATCTTACAATCGCTTCATTTATATCTAATGAATACTCCATGATATCTAATATATTTCTTATATTATTATGAGAGATTTTTTTTATCAAAAACTATATAAGATTTTGAACATTTATTTTTATAAATAAGGAAATGCAAACTGTTTCTGTTAAAGAACATGATTATTTAGAAGAAGATAAACAAATTAGAGGACAAAATTATTGTCTACTCTCTTTTATTAGTCCCGAAGATGTTATTGTTAACAAAGAATCATATTTCTTTTCAAAATTTCTTGATAAATTTGGCAAAGATATGAACACATTATTCGATGGTCTTAAATCCAAATTTCCAGACTCGCATGATATGATAGAAACTATTAAAAATAATCACAACTATATACTCGATCCTGAGGAAATGAATAGTCAATACAACTTTTTCAAATCTGTTAATTCTTCTGATATTGAAGCAGATTATCATAGAGATAATAATTTCCAAACTACTATGAGAGGTCTTAAAGTCAGAGGTGTATTTGATACTATTGAAGAAGCTAAAAATAGATCAGAATTCCTTAAAAAAATTGATGATAAATTTGATATTTTTATTGGTCAAGTTGGTTGCTGGTGTCCTTGGTCTCCTAATCCAAGTGATCTTGAAAATCAAGAATATGGCGAAACACAACTTAATACTTTAATGAAGAAATATAAGGAAAATATGGAAAGTAAAGATGAAGTTTTTGAACAAAGAAAACAAGAAGCTATCAAATCCACATCAACAAAGTCTGATGTTGATGATATTTCTGCACAAATGGAAAAGACAGATCCATGGAGTGAACGTCAAAATGTTGAAAACGAAGTTCTATGAATTTAAATAAGTATTATTTTTCTATATTTTTAATATAAAAGATGAAAAGCTTTGCAATATTCCTTTTATTTATTGGCACAATTCTTGTTCTTCAAGGGTATTACAGTCAATCCCATGATAGTTCTAATTTACAAAAAACTAAAATACAATATGTTCCGAGAACCTTTTATGAAGACCAATTAGGTGAAGAAAATATAGACCAGTATTATAAAGGCATTTTTGATTCAAAAAATATAAAGTAGTTTTTATTATTTTTATATTTCGTATGTATAGAATTTTGAAATAGTATGGAAATTAAATCTACTGATTTACTCTACAGTATTTTTCAACATATACAAGGGGATAAATCAATTGATTTTGTTCAATCTTTGTTTCTTAAATATGACAATTTATTAACAGAAAAACAAAAAGTGATTGAAGATAATATTCTGTTTTATAACGAAAAGTATAAGTCTAAAAGAGACCTTCAAAATTATCAATATGAAGAATTCTTGAAACAAAAACAAATTTTATTATCACAATTTAAAGAAAATCCTTCCAAAGAAAATATATATAAAATTATTGAATCTAAGTTTCACTATAGCATAATTGATGATATATTTTCATATGATTTACTGCACAATCATAATCTTGATTATGTTGAAAAACCTATAAATAAAGTTCTGTCACATAAAAAAAACAGAAAAAATCTTAAAGAATCTAAAGAAAAACCCATCAAACCTAAAGAAGAAATCATAGAAGAACCGAAAGAAGAATTTATAGAAGAACCTAAAGAAGAACTCAAAGAAGAACCCAATGAAAAAATCATAGAAGAACCTAAAGAAGAACTCAAAGAAGAACCCAATGAAAAAATCATAGAAGAACCTAAAGAAGAACTCATAGAAGAACCTAAAGAAGAACATTTTGATACGAAGAAAAATAATGTTTTTAATACTGAAACTATTGATCATTCGAAAAATGTTGACTTTTGGAAGAAAAATAAAACAATTAAGTTCTATTCATTCTATCATCACGAATTTCCATATGATAATCAAGATGCAGACGCTGTTTTAAATAGTCTTTTGACAAGTGCTTCTCTTAACGTATTTTTATACAATAGTATAAAAGATACCAAAATGTTACAGAAAATTGTTGTTCTTAATGCCGAGTTTTATTTTGATCTTGAAAAAATGATAAACAATGAGGAAGATATGGATAATTTAATAGAAGGATATCTTAAATTTTTAGATAAGGATTGGAATAATAAAGTTCTATTTATTCCTATCAACATTGATAATATTCATTGGATTTCGTGCATTATTGATCCTAAAAAAGAAAAAATGTTTATTTTAGATCCTTATGGACATGAAAATCCAGATGTTGCTGATAATATTAATACTTGGAGAAATTGGTTATTAAGTAAACAACCGTATTTATCAAATAAAGCTTTTGAAATTGTTTATGATATACCCAATATTGCTCAACAAAATTTAGAAGATGTTGATAATTGTGGAGTGTATACAATATCATATTTTATGTTTTATATGAAATATGACAAATTTCCAAATAAAAACGATATTGAAGATATACAGAGTATCAGAAAATATATATATAATTATATAACGAAAATTGTGAAATGTCCCATTGGTAAGAAATTAAATCCAAAAACTAATAGATGTGTTAAAGAGAAATAAAAAATAATTATTTATTAAAAGACATGCAATTTTATTTTTCACTTTTTATTCTTGGTGTAATCACTGGAGTTTTTTTATTATATTTAAAATTACCCAAGACTCAAAAAATTATTAAATATCCTTCACCATACAATTCTGGCAGCATTGTGTATAAAGGTTTGAGCGGAGATTGTTATAAAGTTCATGCAAAAGAAGTAAAATGTAGTGAAAAGGCGATAAAACAACCAATAATTTAATATTCATATTTTGTAGATACCTCTTATGAAAAATACTGTTTTAAAACAATTTTTTGACAATATCAATACTGAAATAGGTAGTATGATATTTAGTTTTATTTGTGGTATGGGTTTATCTATGATTTTTAAATTCAATTGTCAAAAAAATTGTATTTCATATTTAGCACCACATCCAGATGATTTTATTGATAAACAATTTAAAATTGAAGGAAAATGTTTTGTTTATACACCTTATATTGTAGATTGTAATCAAGATGATGTTTTATTACCTTATAATTCAAATGATAATGTGGAAAATCAATTATGAATGCGTTTTATTTATTTATTTTTGTTATTATTATATAATAGATATAAATGGCTTCTCCCCCTGTCAACAATTCAATTCAAATGTCTACGCCTATAAATAGTCTTCCTTTAAAAACAAATGATGTCAATAATATCAATTTTGGAGAAGATCCAGATATCGAAAACGTATTAAAAGATTTTGAAAAATATGAAACAAAAGAGGTTGTTCAAACACAACCTATTGTTGTTCCTCCAACAATCATTCATCAAATACCACAAGATATAAAACCAGAATTTGATCAAAAACTAAATTATAATGATGGTACATCATTTTTGGATTTCAATATCGCAAAACATGTGTTTGGGTTAGTTATAATAGTTGCATTATTGTATAACACAAGTTTATTAGAAAAATTATTTAATTTTATTCCATATTCGCTGAAAAAACATATTTACGGTTATGAAATTTACATTCATTTGGTCATATTATTTATCATATTTTATTCATATGAAAAATATTTATCAGTATAATCATACCCAGCTTTATTTAAGTTTTCTTTATCAATTCCTTGTGCACTATACATTCCTTCATTATTAAAACCTTTCAATACACCTTTTACTTCTGTATTGTAATTTTCTTCTTTAACAATATTGTTCTGTGCTGCTATAAGATGTTCATTAGTTAAGTAATCTAACATAATTGGTTTCGCATCATTTTGTTCTTTTTTTGTTTGTGAAGAAGAAGATTCATTTTCTTTTATCTTTTTTATTTTCTTATATATTTCATAATATATTAACATTAATACCAAACCCATTATGAATCCAAATACACTATCGTAAAATATTAATCCTATTAAAATCATTCCAATGACTAATTGTGTGATTGGATTTTTCATTTTTTTATAAAAAGGAAAATCATCAGCAATTGCAACCAATAAAAGTAATAACACAGCAATTATACGTAAAGTTTCCTTTAACATATTTGTTCTATAATTAGAGATATATAAAAAAATGAAATTTTTTGATTGTATGTATTCATTTCAATGACAACAATATTGTCAATTCATGGATATGGTATTTCTAAATTATTTTATAGAGATGAAATTGAAAATTTGAAAAAAGATCTTATTATGAAACCAAATATAAACTTTTCTTTGGGTGATGTTGAAGAAAAAACATTTAATATATACCATGAAACTGATAAAATTATTTACATTCCAAGATATTATGGATTACAAAAATTTGGAAATCCTCAAATTGATAAATTAGGAATTCATCAACAAAAACGTGAAAATCTTAAATTTCAAGGAAAATTGAGAGATCAACAACTTGTTCCTGTCAAAAATTTCTTAGAAGCTGCAAATAACCCTTTAAAAAGAGGTGGAATTATATCAGTCCCATGTGGATTTGGAAAAACTATTATGAGTGTTTATATTGCATGTGAATTAAAAGTTAAAACACTATTCGTATCTCACAAAGATTTCTTAAATCAACAATTTAGGGATACTGTTTCACAATTTGTACCATCTGCTTGTATCGGTAAAATAAAACAATCCAAAGTAGATGTTGAAAACAAAGATATTGTAATTGCTTCTTTACAATCACTTGCTATGAGAGATTATAATATTGATATATTTAAAGAGTTTGGATTTGTTATCATAGACGAGGTTCATCATATGGGAGCTGAAGTATTTTCAAGAGCGTTTCAGAAAATGAATGCCCCTGTTATATTAGGCTTAAGTGCAACATTAAATAGAAAGGATGGAATGCGTCGTGTATTTGAAAATTTTATAGGAAAATCAGTTTATAAACTTCAAAAAAATGAAAAAATTACAGTCAACGTACAAATTCATAAATATTTTGATACAGACATTAGTTATAGTGCGAAAAGAGTGTTATGGAATGGAAAACCAAATGTTGCCGCTATGATAAATAATATATGTTCTTTTGAAAACAGAACGTTATTTATAATTGATCTGATTAAAGATGTGTTGAAAAATGAAAAAGATAGGAAATTTCTAATTTTATCAGAGCGCAGAAATCATTTAACAAAAATAGAAACAGAACTACAGAATAAAGATATTAGTCAGGATATTGGTTATTATGTTGGTGGTATGACGCAAGATAAGCTTGATATATCAAGTAACAAACAGATTATATTAGCTACATATCAAATGGCGGCAGAAGGTATGAATATTCCGTCTTTGAACACTGTTATATTCGCAAGTCCTATATCTGATATTCAACAATCGATCGGTAGAATTTTGAGAGAAAAACCAAATGAAAGAAAGTATATTCCCTTATGCATTGATATATGGGATGAATTCTCGGTATTTAAAAATAAAGGTTTTACACGAATCAAATATTACGAAAAGAATGGTTATGATGTGAAATATTACTTAGATAATGAAGAAATTAAGGTCCATTATGATAAAAAAGATGAAAAAGTTCAATTTATAGATGATGAATAAAATATTACGATTTATTAAAGAATGAATTATTTTATTGGTATATTTTGTATGTTTTTGTTTATGTTAGTTTTGTTTTCAAATACATCTGTTGTGAAACAATCAGAAAATACAAACATCCAGAACACTCAAGAAGTTCACGATATTTCTTCAAATATTTCGAATAATATTGAAAATGTCGGTTATATAAATGAAGTTATTGATAATAACGGAAAGGGTTCTGTTGAGTTTCAAAATATTTTGCTGGAACAGAATCCTAAATTGGAGAGAAGTGGGTGTAAATTATCTAAAGAATTACCAGTAGCAAATATAAATGTTGAATATCTTATTAAAAACGGAAATTATATTTCATAAATATTTATATTTTTTATATTTTATATACCAAGTATTTAAAGATCTTAAAAAGTGTTATAAATATATGCCTTCGTCAAAAGAATACAAAATTATTGGGAAAGGAAGCTATAGTATTGTTATCACACCTCCTATAGAAAATGTGTTAAAATCACAGTGGTTTATTAATTATGATAATAAACAAGATGATGATGTTAGCAAAGTTTACAAAATAAATGATTTGGAAGATTTTGAAGCAGAACTATTTATTCTATCAGAGATTACCGAAATTGAAAATTATGAAGAATTTACGGTATGTTTGAAGGGTGCGTCCAATTTTTATTTAGATGAAATACAAGATGAAAATATATTGAAGGAATTAGAAGTTCAAAAATGTGGTTTAAACCAAATAGAAATGCAACAAATTATATTTGGTTACGGTGGAATTTCAATTCATAAGTATGATAAACACTTTTCATTTGATCATTCTTTCAACTTATTATTAAACTTTTATAAAGGTCTTTTAAAAATAAACTCGTGTAATATAATTCATAGAGATATTAAACCTACTAATGTTTTATATAATGGTGAAAAATTGTTGATAATTGATTTTGGTTTATCGTGTCATATCGATGATGTTTATAATTGGATAAAAAGCGATTTCATATTAAGTAACAAATATCCTTTCAATCCTCCTGAATTTTTTGTTTATTATTTATTGAAGAAAAATAATATATTAAAATGTGATGATATTGATTTCTTTTTGTTTAATATGAATGAACCAGGGTCTTCTATAAGACAAGAAATTGTAAAATATTATGATAAGCACTGGTTGCAATTTCATAATGAAGAATATGATATTTCAAAATACTATAATGGTATAAGAGGAATTTGTAATTCAATTATGGTCCATAAAAATATTCAGGATTTTTTTACATCTTTTTTAGCAAAAAAAACCGATGTATATGCCTCATTTTACATTATTAATGTTATGAAATCAAAAACTCAATTCAATTCGGAAAAAGAGGAGAAGCTATATACAGATTTGTATGAGATGTCGTCGGTATTCAATCCCGAGAATAGATGTAATATAGAAGATATAATAGAACTTATGGAAAGTTTCAACCGGTTATGAAGATATTTTTACAGGGTACCATTTTTTAAATTTTTCACTATAGCAACAATCAACTTTGACAGACGTCGAAACGTTTTTATTCTTCATAACTTCTCTGATAGATTTACTTGTTTTAATATCAGGTATCAGTGCAACTCCTATTTTGTTTGATATCATTACTTTTTCACCATCGTAAAGTTCATAAACATCTGGACAATCTGTTTTAGTCATCCAGAAAACCTTTATAACGTCTGTTTTAATTGTTGTAATTTCGGGTTTTGTAACAGATGTATGGTTTGTTGTTTCTGTATCGTTGAGAGATTGAAATTGAGTATCATCTTTAACTTTACGAACGACATTGATTATACAATCGTCATTAAAATTCATCAATTTGTTTTTATATCTCATATTTGAAGACCACATATATATACCTCTGCATGTATAATCAAGTTTTTCATTAAGTTTCAAAAGTTCTTGAATGCCTTCTTTACAAACGTAGTAATAGTTTTTTACTTTGTATTCACATACATCAACAACATCATCTGGAGTATATTGAGATTGTAAAATTTTGTATAATAATTTAAGTCTTTCAGTTAATGGGACATTAGAAAGATAATTTCCTTCGTATGAAATGATATCATTCATCAAAAATACCCATTTTCCATTATTTTTCTTGACCATTTCTCCGTCTATAAGAGTATTTTTAAACAGTTCTTTAGAAAATAAACCTCTTACAATTAAAATTCGAGGTTTTTGATAACCAGGATGAATTTTTTTATCAATAAAATATATGATTGGAATATCATTATAGAGTGTAAAGAAAATGAAATAAGGGTTACCATTAGATCTCAAAGAACATAAATGAAAGTTATTTGTCACATGCTTGATATTATTTTCTTCAAGACGATGGTATTGTTTTTGAAGAATTTGTATTTTATAAAGAGAATATAATTGTCTTAATATCAAATCTTTGGATTCATTTGTTTTGATATTTTGTACAATTCTATTAGCAAAAGAAATAATTCCAGTCTGCATAAAAGGGTAACAGTTTTTAATTAGTTATATCATCATTTTTTTAAATATTTATAAGAATAATGAAATGAGTACATTCCTTCACATATTTTAAAATTTTATAAACTTATTTTATTTTTTAGAAAAAGTTATGAACATGTACTCAAAATCATAAGATTCCTTAAGCCCCTAAAATGAGTACATTCCTTCACATATTTTAAAATTTTATAAACTTATTTTATTTTTTAGAAAAAGTAACAAACATGTACTCAAAAATTAAATAAAATTTCTCTGCATAGTTTAATGGATTTAACATTTTTTATTTTATTTGTAATTTTGGTTGTCATAATTTACTACCTGATTGCAAGCATTCAATCCCTCATATCAGAAATACAAGAAATTAAAAGTAAATGTATCAAATGTGGTAACACTTCAAAGGAAGAATTTCAAGTTACAACAGATGATCCTGGAAAAAAACTGAAATCAAAAGCAATTTCAATATTAAAAAATTTAAAATATATTATAAGTCAGAACGAATGAAATGTTTTGAATGTAGCCGAAAAATATCTGAATTAGACAAAATAACCAACAAATGTAGATGCGAGAATATCTATTGTTCTTTTCATAGATTGACACATGATTGTAATTTTAATTATATTGAATTGTATAAAAAAACAAATAATTTGGTAAAATTAAAAAGTGAAAAAATGGAAACTATATAAAAAATATATAAGAATAACTTCTGTATATAGATACAGGTTAAAAGTTCCTATAGCTCAGTCGGTAGAGCGTCGTGCTTATGACGCGAAGGCCATGGGTTCGAGCCCCATTGGGAACAATTATTTTTTCTTTTATGTCAAAAATTAAAAAATGACATAAACAATATTATCAACAAATATTAAGAAGAGAATGTTTCATAACTACAAACACGATGAAAAAGATCCTACTTGTAAATATTCATTTGAAATTCACGATGTTGATATTTCTTTTGTAAACGGTATCAGACGTGTCATGTTGACAGATATACCAACTCCTGGTGTTATTGGCGAAATTGAACCAACTGTTGAAATTATCAAAAATATTGGAGGATTACATAACGAAATTATTGCTCATAGAATTGGACTTATACCAATTTGTGTTTCCGAAGAACTTTATGATTCAATTGAAGATAATGATATGCAAATTGAACTTAATGTTAAAAATAACGGTATCAAGATAATGAATGTAGATTCTGGACAAATTAAAGGAACTATGAAAGGAAATGAATTGACTAATTCTCAATTGTCTTCTCTTTTCCCAAAAAATAAAATAACCGATTCACATGTTCTTATTACAAGACTTCGTTCAAATGAAGAATTACATTTTAAAGCAAATATTGTTAAAAAAACAGCAAGATATAACTCTGCCTTTTCACCCGTTTCTTTAGCAAATTTCTTCTATATTCAAAATGAATCTAACTTCAAAAAAGATATGAGCATTTTGGATAAAGAAAGAACATATCATAAAAATAAATTTGGAGAAGCTACTCGTGTTCAATTTGAAATCGAACCAATTAACTTTAATATTTCTGCAAAGTTTCTTGTTAATCGCTGTTTAGATATTTTGATACAAAAATTTAAAAATATTTCAGATAATCTTTTTTCAGATAACAAAAATATTCTTATATCTCAATGTGATGAGTTATCTAATACCTTTCAATTTGTTATTATGAATGAAGATGATACTATTGGTAATATTCTACAATCATTTATTCATAATAAATATATTCGTAACAAATCTTCCTTTAATGATATTATATGTTCCTATATTGGTTATATTTGTCCACATCCTCTTAAAGAAGAACTCATTATTAAACTTACTTTAGATGATCAATCAGATATTAATAAATTCATTATGTTTATGGACTCTCATTGTAAAATTATTATTGACGAACTCAGTATCATCAAAAATGAGTGGAATAAATTTATTGATAATAAATAGATTAAATGGATAATGAATTTAAATTTTTTGACGAATTCCTGGATGAAGTCGAATATTATGAAATATTATCTTTAAATGAAGTTTTAAAAGATAATCCAGACTTTAAAGCTTTCTCTCGTGAAGAAATTTATGACGAGTTATTCAACTTTTTTCAAAACTCAAATACTGCTTATAATCTCATCGATATGTTTTACAAAAAACCAAAAATTCATCAAAATTATATTTTTATCATTGAAGCTTTTAAAAAGAAATATGATGAAGATATTGAATCATTTATTGAAACTTTAGAAAAATCTTCTAAATTACAATACACACAAGCACAAGAATCAAAAGATAAACTGTTTTTTGCTTTAGATTATGACAATGATTCCCAAAAAATTAAGTTAAAACAACAAAACAAAACTTCTGTTGAAATACATAATAATAAAGAAAAATTAAATTATTTGTTATTCAATTCAGATGATGTTAATGTACCAGTTAATGCCGTATATTATCGTAAACCTAAAACTGTTATTCAAGACTATATATATTCTAAAATTTTATCAAAATATGAAAAACATATGCTTTTGAATCTTGTCAAAACAGACACTTTTGACAATGTTGAAAAAGTTCTCAAACTGGTTAAACCAACATTGGATCAAATTTTGAAGTACCTTCCAGACGATGATATTGATTATAACACCGTGAATAATCTTTTATTATCATTCGATTCATCATATGACGAAATTTCACAAATTGATTTTCAAACATTAAAACAACATTATGATCATTTATTAAATACTAAAATTCAAAACATCAAATATAAAACTGTTGAACCGAAAAGTATCAAATTTTCTCATAACAATATTTCAGATTCATTCAAAAATATTATTAATCTTATTCCACTTCAATATGATGATATTGAATCTCTTATTTCTCAATTAGAAGATGAAAAAATTAATTTGAATTATCCAGGGTTAATATTCAATAACCCTAATGATATCATAAACGCTATCAAAAATAAAGATATTTCATTTGAAGATGTCATTCAAAACATACAAGATTACAAAAAAATAAGTGTTATTCAAAATACTGTTAATTTTCTACTACAAATGAAAAATACAAATTATGAAGATATTATTACAAATATAGAACAACAAAAAGTTTATAAACAACCAACACATAAAGATCTTTACGATCTGACATTTTTAAATTTTCAAAATGAATTAAAAGAAGTCAAAGAAGCAAATGATTTTTCAAATTATGATGGAATACCCCCAATCTATAAGAATGAAAATTTATTCGAAGGAATGATAGATAGAGAAAATGATATTGAAGTTTTTGTTCCACCAATAGTAACAAATAATGCGATTTTATTATCACAAAGATACAAACATAATGTGGGATTTCGTGAAATGTTGGAAATTGTTTTGAAAATATTAGATGACGTTGAAACAAATTCTATGTTAATTTTGAACAAACAAGTTGTAAGTGAGGAATTATATAAATATTTCTCAGCTGTTGCAACCAAAAAGGATCTATTATTGAATATATTAAATCAAAATAATGTTGTTTATCCGGAAGATTATATTGAAAAGGTTATCAAATTAACACCTAAAACTGTTTTAAATACTGAAAATGAACATATTACAGAATATCTTAAAGAATGTAATAGACAATATATTCAAATTATTTTCCAAATGATTTATACCGCATTATCATGGTGGACAATTTCTATACTTGAAGATAATATGAACGGATTTTTGATTTTTGATCAAAATAAGATGATGATACAGTATATTGACAAATGGTCACTTACAGGTCTTCCATTAGATAAAAATGCGAATGATGGTGTTATAGTTTATCTATCAGAAATAGCACAAGATATATTAGAAGAATCAATATATACTTCGCCAAAATCTATATTAAAATCGTGTTTATCTTTAATACAAGAAAAATATACAAATGAATTGAAGTTTATTGCAGAAGCAAATGTTGTACAGAAAATTAATAAAGGACGAGAAACCTATAAAATTTTGAAACATGTTTTGTCGAAAAATAAATCCAATATCGTTGATGAATATATCAAAGCTTTAATATATATGCCTGGATATAAATTCAAAAAAATTCATAAGTTTTTATTTGGCTGTTGTCTTCAAAAGATCGGACAAGATTTTACACCAGATAGCGATATAATAGGTATTAATAGAACTGATTTGAAAGATGCAAAAGATAGATTTTCAAAAAAACGTGCGACAATTAAAAAATCAAAAAGAATGTTTTATATCACCAAGATAGATGATGATAAAATAGAAAAAAATATGTCTAAATATCATGTTGATATTGAAATTCCAAATCCTGAAATTAATGAATGGTTGAATGAAGTACAGTCTTCATTATTACCGGATGAAATAATCAATGAAATTCGACAAAATGGAACAAAATTTTTACAGAATAAATCAAATAAAAATATTGAACTTTTAATGAAAACATCGGGACATAAACAAAGCAATATTGTAGATATAGCTAATAAAAATCATATAAATATCTTGAAATTTTTGAATAAATTGTTAAAAGAATACAAAGCAAATGATGAGGAAACATTTGTTTTATACGAAGCATGTATTGAAATAACAAATATTGTAAAAGAAATATCAAAATTAAATAGAAACATAAATGAAAATAATAAGAATGATATTAATAATATAAATACCTATATTTTAAGCAGAGCATTATGTTTGCCATTTAATCCAGATTATACAAATACTATATTGAAAGCATCTTTTGAAGTTTCATATGGATTTGTGAAGAATTTGACATCTACTATTTATGTAAATGTTATGAAATATTTGAAAGATATTAGTATGCCAACTGTAGAAGATAATATCATCTTTATTAATTCAATAAGAGAACAAAATAAAAATAAACAATTGATGGAAATGAACAAATTATCAATGGAAGAGAGACAGTTGGAAAAAGAATTGAAATCAATGGGAATACAAAATGAAGTAGTTGTAAAACAAGAAGAAGATTACGATTTGGATTTGGAAGAAGATTACGATTTGGATTTTGGAGACAATGATGAAGATGAATAAAAGATATAAGTGTAAATTGATATAAGAAAACAAATATGCCAAGAAAAGCAAAAGTTGTTCAAAATGATAAAAAAAATAAAAAAAATTTACTCAATACTATGGTAAAGAACAATAATAAGGATGAACATATAGTTTTACAATTACCATTAACAAGAAGTCATATTGAAAAAATTATCAATATAGATAAGAATAATGATTATAATTACGAACCAATACCATATGAAAGCCCGTATTGTTACATTAATGAAGAAGTAAATAACACAAATGATGAAATTCAAAACAACGATATACATGATATCTCACCACATGATAGTTGTGTTGGAAATAATATGGTTTGTTTTTGGTGTTGTCATAATATAGATTATAAAATATATGGAATGCCTATAAGTTTCAATAATAATACATATTTTGTATATGGCACATTTTGTTCATTGCAATGTGCTAATGCATATAATTTCTCCTCATACAATGGTAGTGATAAAGTATGGGAAATTAATAGTTTAATACAAATGATGGGTAAAAAGTATGGTATGGATGATTATATAAGACCTGCGCCATCAAGATATCTTTTAAAAATGTTTAATGGAAATTTATCAATAGAAGAATTTAGAAATTTACATATGAACAATGAAACAACATATGTGCTGAATATACCACCAATGATTTCAATACCAACAAGTTATGAAACTGTAAATACATCATACATCAAAAAAAATTCTGAAAGCTCATAAATGAAAAAAATGATATAAAGACTCTAAACAATTGATTAATTGTCTTCAATGGATTTAAAACTTATTTTCACACCATATCGTATATCAACAATAACATGTAATGCAGATATGGGCAAAGATATCAATTTAGATTTAAATGTCTTATATAATAATATTGTAATAGAAAATGATATAAAATCTTTTATTTGGATACAATTTTTAAAGGAAAACACAGAAAACACAAGGGGTGTGAATCCGAAAAAAAAAAGAAAATCAAAACAACAAACAAATAAAAAATGTAGATTTGATAATCAAATAACAGTTATTTACAAATATGATAATGATTATTATCCTAATATCAAAATTTTCAAAAATGGTAATATTCAATTAACTGGTATTAAAGATATATCACATCCAGAAGAGATAATAAATGATATTATTTCTAATATCAAAAATATTTATAACAACGGTATTAAAAAAATATTTATAACAAACTATAATGATACAAACCCAACTGAAAGACTCATGTATTTAAATTTTAAGGTCAGAATGATTAACTCTGATTTCAAAATATTTACAGATAATGATAAAACTGATAAATTTAATATCAAAAGAAAAGAACTGCACAATATATTAATAAGTGGCAAGTATAATAACAAAAGTAGTTTTCAACCAAATGTTTATCAAGGAGTGAAGGTTGAATATTTCTGGAACACAGATAATCTCCAAAAAGATGGAATATGTAGATGTTCTTCAAACTGTTTTGGCAAAAGTACTGGAACAGGCGATGGTCATTGTAAAAAGATAACAATTGCCATATTTGAAAGTGGAAGTATCCTCATAACAGGAGGAGTTTCTTTTCATCAAATTGACGATGTTTATAAATATATTTGTAATATTATTCAGGAAAATCAACAAAATATTAAAAAAAGAATAGTACACGAGTTGGTTATTTGAAACAGATTTCGTTATATTTATTATTAACAAAAAAGTATTTATTTTTATCAATAGAATTGTTTCCAGGACGTACACTTGTAGGTATATGATTCTTGGCAAGTTTATTATAATGAGATGAATATGCTACAGCATCTGGTTCTATTCGAGGACCTCTATAATCTTTTGACCATAGAGTATTTTCATAAGGTTGAGTACTCGTATATAATCCTGCATGATTCATTGGCTGTGGAATACCAATGTTTTCATTTGCATCTAAGAAACTATATGAATAGTTATTCATTCTTAATATTATAAATCATTTTTTTTCTCACATTTTGACAAGTCAATATTTTCTTTAAACCATTCCATACCAACTTGTTCTGATGCTTCTTGAGAGGTTAATTCATTTTTAATGATTTTATCTCTCATCATTAAAAAGTAATTTAAGTTATCTTGGCTAAAGTTTGGGCTAATTGTCATCTCAAATAAAGACGGATATCTTTTTTCAAAAACTTCACACTCTGTTTTCAGAAATTCAATTCTTTCCTTAAGAGTTGCCTTTCCTGGTTTTTCAATATATTCTCTGATATAATTCACGTTCTTTTTGATTAATTCTGTTGTCATTCCATCTTTTACAAAATCTTTGGTATTCATTGATAATAAATTATTTATTTTTACCTTTATATATTAATTTTTGTTATTATTGTTTAATTTATATAAAAAATGATATAAGATTGATATGAATATAATCATATAACTTATAAATGGAGATTGAATACCCAAATACTGTTTATGAAATTATCCAACAAACTTTTGAAGAAAAGGAAAAAAATGTAAATATTGCATATAATGATTGTCTTCTGACAATACTTAAAAAATATCATATGTGGCCATATCTTCAAGTTAAGAAGTTCAAAGATAACGAACATCTTGTTCTTCTTCATAATTCATATGATATCAAAAATATTGATAAAAAATTTGAAAATATATATGATCAGTGTAGAAGTATTGTTCTTGACTTCTCACTTTATCTCAATAACAACATTGTTGTTTCCTATGCCAATAATATTCCTATCCGTATTGACATTGATGAATATTCTCAGAATGTTCATGAAAGCGATAGATATCAAGAGGCATACGATGGTACTACTATCGCTATTTATAACTATAAAGACGAATGGCATTTCGGATCATCCACGTGCACTGATGTAAATCTTTCCAAATTCTCTCATCCCACCAAATCTCATGGTGATATGCTTGACGATGTTCTTATGAATATGTTTTCTTCTCATTTTTCATACGATGAAATTGCTCTTTATGATAAGAAGTATCTTCAAAAGAAACTAAGGGATATTTTCGTAAGTTATTTGGACAAGACAATTGCGTACGAATTTGTTCTCCTTCATTGTGAAAATAATCATATCATTGACTATTCGGATGTTTACGGCGAAGGATATAAACTATTGTATCATATTAATTCCAAGAACAGAGAAACTCTTGGTGAGTGTGACGTATATACTCAACCTCTTTCCAAAATTGGCATTAAATACCCTACTTACTTTGGTTCATTGAATGATGCATACAATCATATTAACACAAATAAAAGTTATGGGTTTATTGTTAAAAAAAATACTGAAACAGGAATTCAACTCTTCAAAATCTCACCACAACATATTACATTCAAAGAAGATACTGATCCATGTAAACCAAATGTATGGCATAACTTCATTACCATTTATATGAAAAATAGAAAAGACTTTAAAATTGTAGATTATATTGCAACTTATAAACCAGAGTTTACTCTACCAAAAGATGAAAAGGATAGGGAAATGGATCCAACTTACATTATTCATACTGTCATTTTGACAATTAAAGATATTCTTTATAATTCATATATTGCATCCACCACATATAACACAAAAACAAACAGATTCAAAATGAATAAAGAAATTGATATGCAATTCCCTCCTATTATTCGTTTTCATCTTGCACAATTGCGTTATAGACAAAAAAACATTCATATTGGTAAAATCATTCAACCATCGGATGTATATCATTATATTTGCCAATGTAACAATTTGAAAAATATCAAACTTCTTATTCATTTTCTTTCCGCAAATTCTTGTTACAATGTAAAGGAAAGAACTGCCTTGTGTATCACAACACTTGGTAATCTTATTTAAAATTTCTTAAAAACAGCCCATTGGTTGAGAAAACTAAATTTCTTCTGGATATCATCTTTATCCAATTCTTGAATATCTTTGTATAATTTATCATTTGATTGTATATTTGTTTTTATACGGTTGAAGGTTTCTTCAAACATTTCTGATTTTTCTAATTTTAAACCAAATTCTGCTGCTTTTTTAACCAATGTTTGAAACGATATCAAGTATTCTGGTATAAGTTTTTTGGTATTTTCAATATATACATCTATCTTCTTCCCATATATTTCTTTATTTTCTTTTGAATATCTTCTTATTATCGCCCATACTGGTGTTCCTTCATTGAATTCTGATTTTAATTTTATTCCTTCTATTTTATCTTCATCATTTCTCATTATTTCATTATGAACTTTATCACCATTCATAAATGTACAGAAGAATACACCTTTTGTTTTTAAATTATCAGCTACATTTTTTAGAAATCCTTCCAGTTTTTCTTCACTCTCAAAGAAATAATGAATAGCAAACATACACGACGCTACATCAAAACCATCTGCTCCTTTTCCTGATATATATTTTAAATGAATTTCATTGGAATATTGTTTATTCATTACAGTTTTCAAAATATTTTCACTTTCTCTATCTTGTATTTGTCTTGCTGTTTCACCATTTTTTATATTTGCTGAACAATCTCCTGCAGCAAATACAATATTCGGAAAATATGAATCTTTCGGAGCATTTTTTACAAATTGTTTTCTTCTTTTCAACATTCTTGAATAACCACCACTCACTGGATTATATATATTATGTTTGACATAATCTATTCCTAATATAAAGTTATATCCAGAATCTATCCATCTATTCATATCACCACCATCGCCACAACATAATTCCAGTAACGAACCTTTGTTTTTCGACACTTCTTTATATAAATATCTTTTGATTCCTTGATTGTGAAAATTCAACATATGAACTGATAGCAAATTATCTCTTGTTATATTTCGAGAATAATAGATATCGTCTGAATCTAAGTTTTCGACATTATTGATATATGATAAGTTTTCATTCCCTGTTATCATTGCCATTGTGACTGGTACATGAATTGAACGCCATATATTTAATGCTACACCATAATCATTTGCTGTTTTACTAAGAGTATTTTCATTTCTATATATTCTTGTTTTATCTTCTCTCACTCTCAATACATTCCAGCGTTCGCTTATATGTATATTTTCATCATTATTGTATTGAAATTCTACAATACTATTATTTTCTATTTTATCTCCATTTTTGGCTCTCAGTTCGCCACTTGTATTTATCTTTATATGAGCACATTCAACACCTGGTGTATAAAACAATTTTGGTTTAAATAAGATAGGAATATATGATGATGAATTGATATCATTTGTTTTAGCATACAATTTATCATATCTCAATTTTAATGCTTTTTCTATAGATAAAGCTTCCCATTGTGTAGCATTATATCCTACATATAATTTCACTTCTTGATATCTGATACCATTTTTGGTTATTACTTTTCCATAAGTTATAAGAAAATCTATTGTGTTTTGATCTTCTGGTTTCCATTTAAAAACTCTATCCCATTTTACATTATCTGTTAAAGTTACTTGACGATTTGTATAATAAGAATATACTGCAAGTTTCGCTGGAGTGAAGATTAAACCATCAATATCATATGGATATTGTTTTGAATTAGTGAGAATATCTTTTGAATCATTTAGTATATTATCGCTATATCGGTGATTTTTGACAATGACGTCGATATCGCCTTTAGAAATATTCTTAACAATTTCCTGTAATTTTGTATATCTTGAAACAGTATCAATTAAAGGTAAGGATGTTATTAATTTATTACTTATATAATACATATCAAAACAGGCATATAAATCTTTATCACTTCCATCATTTCTTTTATCACATGATACATATTCACCGTCTATTAAACTATTTGAATAAGTCTTTGGGACAGTCAATCCAGTATATTGTACTTGCAGAGTATTATTGATAAGATATACTTTACCATCAGTGTTAACATACATTAGAATTCTTTCACCATCTGCTTTTTCAGTCACAGTATATCCTGATAAAATACTTACAGCACCATATGTTTTAGGATCTACTAAATTAGATAATTCGAGTGTAACAGGTTTAGGAGCTAATAAAGGAATATCTGATTTTTTGTTGTAATTGTTTATTTTAATATCTTTCTTGACTAAATTATGATATTCTTCGATGATTGTGTTTTGTTGTTTCTTAGTCAATATCATATTTGATAAATGTATGGTACGAATCATCATAATAATTGATTCAATAACATTTGAAGAATTATTTTTGAAAATTATTTGAAAATCATATTTTTGTTCTTCTTTTAAAATATTTGATTGTTTCATTGTGTGAAATTCTTCATCTTTACTTTTATAAATATTTGCAATATATTGAACATCTTCATTTTCATAACATATTTTCTTAATTATTTTATAACTTTTCAAGTTATCGTGCCAAAATTCAGGTTCTGTTACTGGAGTGGTATTTGATAATGTAAATAAAATACCGTCATCGAAAATATCATCAATTTGGTCTTGCATTACATTATTGTTCTTATTCCATACTGCTGTTTTTTGATCATAAGATTCTGAATAACAATATTTAATAATATTTGATATACCAGTTATATTCAAAGAGACATTTTGAGATGAAACTGTCAATAATTCCTTTTCAATTATTTCATTATAATTAAGTGTTCGAAATACATTTGTGAAATTGTTAAAGTTAGTCTCAGTATATTTTCCTTTCAATGGATAAACTGTTATTTCCAATTTTTGATTGTCATTAATTTCTTCCTTATATTTCGAAATAAGATCAAAAATTGGTAAATCCGATTGAAGTTCCATGAATTGTATCTATATAATAGTTGTCATTTTTTTTATTATGCATATAAAGACTTATATAAAAAAATGATGTTATAGTAGATATATTATTATCATCATGTCTGAACTTTTTATACCAATAAAATTTAATACTACTCTTCAACTTAAAACAACTGAAATTGGTAGTAATATTGATGATATTTTATTAAAAAAAGTAAAATCAAATTTAGAAAATATGTGTTCTAAACATGGTTATATTAAAAATAACAGTATCAAAATCATAAAACGATCTATTGGACAACTTATTGTATCTCAGTTTAATGGAAATATTATGTATAATCTTCAATGTATTGGAGAAATTTGTAATCCAGCACAAGGCTCTATTCTTAAATGTAAAATTAAAGCTAAAAACTCTCTTGGTCTTCTTGGAGAAGGATTCCATGATAATATTCCAATTTTACAAATTATTATACCAAAACTGTCTGCAGGTATTCAATCTGAAATTGATATTGATACAGTCAAAATAGGCGATGAAATCAAAATTGAAGTATGTGGTAAAAAATTTCTTTTATACGATAAATATATTTCTATTATTGGTAAAGCTATTAAAGATACAAATATTGACGTTCATAACATTATTGAAGTACAATCAAATAGTGATGTCGACGATGATAGAACTATTGTTAATGAAGAAGAAGATATTATTGAATTTGAAGATGAAGAAGATATGAAATCTGAATATGAGTCTGATGAAGAAGAAATAGACGATGATGATAATTTATCACTTGATGATGTTAATGAGGGTATAGATGATGAATTTGAGGATTTTGTTGAAGATGATATCAATGATTAAATCCATATAAATAAACTATGTATATATAATATTAATGAATAACATAGATACTTGTAAGTATATACATGATAATATACATCGATTGTGTCAAAATGAAATAGACGAAATATTTAAAATATTACATAAAAATGATTGTTCGTATACACAAAATAATAATGGTGTATTTGTAAATTTAAATTGGCTTGATGAAGATATTCTGAATAATATCAAAGATTATGTTTCATTTTGTTTATGTTCTCAAAGGGAAATTACAAAATACGAATCTATCAAGAACACATTATCAAATAAATTGGCAACAAAAGAAAAAATTATTGAAAATGATGAAGATGCATTATCTTCTATCAATCAAACTATAATATCAACTAAAAATTCAAAAATTTCATCAAGTATGAAGTTTTATTTGTTAAAGAAGAGATTTCAGAAAAAAAGTTGTCCAATTGCATATAACAACAATGTTTTGACTCATGAAGAATATATAATGTGAATATGAGTACATTTATTTTTTTAATTTATTTTATTTTTTAATAATTCTTTAAAATGAGTACATTCCTTAACATATTTTAAAATTTTATAAACTTATTTTATTTTTTAGAAAAAGTTATGAACATGTACTCAAAATTATAAGATTCCTTAAGCCCCTAAAATGAGTACATTCCTTAACATATTTTAAAATTTTATAAACTTATTTTATTTTTTAGAAAAAGTTATGAACATGTACTCAAA